AATGGGACATCTTGAAGAGCAAGGGCGTCATGCCGTACATGGTGATGGTCGCCGATATCGTTCGTTGGGCAAAAAGTCAAGGAATTCGCGTAGGTCTCGGACGCGGCTCAGCCGCCGGGTGTTTGATCTCATATCTAATCGGTATCACGGCTATCGATCCGATCCCGTGGGGGCTGCTGTTCGAGCGTTTTCTGAATCCCGGAAGAAAAGGTCTTCCTGACATCGACATCGATGTCCAGTCTGATCGTCGCGGCGAGGTCAAGAAATACATCACCGAGAGATATGGGGCCGAGCATGTTGTTGACATCATCACCCACGAGCGCTTTCAGCCAAAGTCAGTTCTCCAGCGTCTCTGTCGTGTTTACGATGTACCTATTCCCGAGTCCAAGGCGGTCACGGAGACCATTGATATTCGTCAGGACGATGAGGAAACCACTCTTGAAGAACTCTTGCCGCTCAACGATAAGCTGAAGGAGTTCAAAGCGGCTTACCCGGAGATCTGGGAGCACGCAATTCGTCTGGAGGGGATGGTCAGCAATATCGGCAAGCACGCCGCCGGCATCGTGATCACGCCCGAGCCTGTCGTCAACTACATGGCTTTGGAACGCGGGAAGAAGGGCGATCTGGTCACATCATGGTCGGACAGCGCCGATTTCATGGTGATTTCAGATAACGGGTTCCTAAAGCTCGATCTTCTCGGCATCAAAGGGCTTCAGCGACATGCCTACGCCTGCAAGCTTATCGAAAAGCGTCACGGTAAGCGGATCGACCTGAACAAGTTGTCGCCGTTGCGTGATCCGATCGAGGTTGAGCCCGAAGTCATGAGGCTGTTCTCGGACGGTTTTACGGTTGGCCTTTTTCAGTTCAGCGGCAAAGGAATAACGAACCTCATCCGTTCCATAAAGCCCGAGACCGCGTTGGATCTCGCGGCAGCTAACGCCCTATATCGACCGGGGCCGATGAAAGGTGGCGTCACGTGGGAATATGCGCGGCTCAAAAATGGGCAGAAAGAGGTCTCGTACTGGCATCCGCTAGTGGAGCCCGTGTTGTCCGAGTCCTATGGTTTGGTCTGCTACCAGGAGCAGGTGATGGAGGTAGCGAAACGCCTGGGTGGCTTTACACCGGGTCAAGCGGACGATCTCCGCAAGGCGATGGGCAAGCTGTACCGCATCAAGGGTGGCAAAGCCGCGAAATCATTCATGGCGCAGTACGACAGCATTTGGAAGTCGGGGACTAGCGAGCGCGGGATCGACAAGAAGACGGCCGACGAGATCTGGGACAAGTTCCTGGAGTTCGGGCATTATGGCTTCAACAAATCGCATAGCGGGTCGTACAGCCTGGAGGCATATCAGGACGCCTGGCTCAAGAAGCACTATCAGTTGGAGATGTATGCCTCGATCCTGACCTATCCGTCTGGCTCTACGCCGGCAGCAAAGCTGGCATTCATAACCGATGTCGTACGCGAAGCCAAGGCGCGTGGCATCAAGTTTCTTCCGCCTGATATCAACAAGTCCGATCTCGCCTGGACGATCGACGACGATTCGCTGCGGTTCGGGCTGCTTGGCATCAAGGATGTCGGCGAGGTTGCAGCAAGCAAGATCATTCTCAACCGCCGTTTTGGATATTTCTCACTTGATGATCTTCGTCAGCGTTGCGGCTCAAAAGTGAACAAAAAGGTGATTGAAGCGCTGACCGAAGCCGGCGCATTTGATTGTTGGGGTCTGCGTGACGATTGGAGTGCAAAGCGGATCGCGCAAGCCGAGCATGAGCGTCTACGCATGATCATCAAGGGTGTTTCGGAAGCTGATCAGTATGCGAACGTGATCCGCCCCAACATCTATACGCAGGAGGAAGTAGAGCGGCTTCCGAAGGGGACCGAAGTGATCGTCGGCGGCGAGATCACGAAGGTCGATAAAAAGAAGACGAAGACCGGAAAGCCGTTCGCCAACGTCACTGTTATGTTCGAGATGAACGAGTGGCGTGTAAAATTCTGGGAGCAGCAGCTTTACATCCACGAGGATCTCCTGCGTGAAGGAAATACCATCATGGTAAATGGCAAGAAGGATGAGTGGAACGGATATATCAGTGTGGTAGCTTCTGACTGCACTGATCCAGCGGCACTTGTTCAAGAGCCTGAAAAGGAAGCAGCATGAGTCCGGTTCGTATTGATAACTATGATCAGATCGTTGCCGCGATAAACAAGAAGTACGAGGGCACTCTTCATCGTGGCAACGAGCAGATGCGGTATCAGTCGATCTCCACGGGATCGCCTGAGTTGGATATCGCGATGGGCGGCGGCGTGCCGCAGGGTCGCTGGACACGGTTCTACGGTGGCTATGCATCGACGAAGACGATGACCGCGCTCGCTGTGATGGGCAACGCACAGCGAATGGGTTTGACGTGTGCGCTTTACAATGTCGAGAAGCGGTATACGGCTGATTTCGCAGAGCATTTGGGCGTGTGTACGGGCGAATTGACCGTTGTTGAGGGAACGACCGTGGAAGAGATCGCCGACAAGATGGAAAGCCTGTTGGGTGTCGTTCATGTTCATGTGATCGATTCCTGTTCTATCGCGGTTTCTGAAGACGAGCTTGCCGCCGATGTTCGCGATTGGCGTCCTGGGATCACCGCTCGCGCATGGGGGAAGGCGTTTCGCCGACTGAATGAGCGGTTCGATCAGGAATCAAATACGGTCATCCTGATCGATCAGATGCGTTCGAATTTCAAAACTCAAGGTGAAGATCCTGCCGGCGGACGCATCTTCGATCATCAGTCATCGATGTCTGTCCTCTTCAGACGCGGCTCTTGGCTGTTTCGCAACAAGGATGGTTGGCTTGACGAGAAAGGCACCGAAGACAAGAAAGCGGGCCTCGACGAGCAAATCGTGCCGGCTGGTATCGAGATCAAGATTCGCGTTGAGAAATCCTCTGTATGTCGCCCGTTCAGGACAGCGACGCTACATTACGACCTTGATACGGTCGAATATGATCGCGTCTATGAGTACGTGAAGGCAGCTAAGTATTACGGCGTTGTCGAGCCGCACGGGACGTGGTATTGGTGGAAGAAGAGGAACGGCGAGGTTGTGAAACTCCAAGGTGACAAACAGCTACGCGAATTCATCGCAACAAATCCTATTTTCCGCAAGATCGTCCATAAGACAGCCGTCGAGGCGGCTCTACGCTGATGACCACGAACGCAAGCCCGCGATCTGGCGGAAAACGAGCCGCGATGGTTGAAGCCGTGGCCGATGATCTGGTGAAGGGCGGACGGCCGTTCGTGATCGGCGCGGACCCGCACGAGGCTGAGCGCCTGATGGCGGACGCCGTGCGTGAGGCGATGAAGCATCCGCCGCACACGGAGGTCTGCGAATGACCACGAACGAGGATTGGGATGACGGGACCGTGAACCACGCGGCCTCGCCCGACTGGAACGCGGGTGTGACCAGGAAGGGGGCTTCGCAAACCGAGACACTGAGGGCGGTCGATCAGCTTCTCACGTCGGCGCTCGTGCTGCTGTCGGGGATCGACGTGAAGCCGTGGATTCGGGACAACATCGCAGATGCGCTTTATGAGCTACGACGCTCGCCCAGGGAGGACTCATGACCAGTAGCGAACACTCGCCCGAATCTGAGCGGAGCGTGGCTGTGGGCCAGAACGTACCTTCGGCCAGCGGTCACCGGGCCGAGGATCGCGCGGCTACGGCGCGGGATGATGACCCGCGTCGTGAGCCGCGCTGGGAACACGAGTGGGAGCGCCACCCCGCTCAGATCGAGCTACTTCAGACCATCGTCCTGAAGCTCGATCGCATCATCGAACTGCTGGAGGCTCGATGAGCCGGGGGAAGGTCTGCCCCAACTGTGACGAGCGGTTCCCGCGCTGGCGGCGCTTCTGTCGATACCACCGCTGGAAGGTGCGGTTGCTGACGGTCGAGCGGAAGGCTGAGTTGGATGCCGACCTAGCGCGTGCGCTTCGGATGGCCAGTGGATGTGCGGATCGGGGGCCAAGCGCACCTGCCGCGCCCGAGAGCGACTGTCCGCTTCCACCCAAAAGCGAGGATTCAAATTCCTAAGTTTTGTAAGACATGTGGCCGGCCAAAGCACGAAGGCTTGTGCGATATGGCTACGCTTGCCGATGGCCGTATAGTTCACGCTGATCGAGCAAAACGCGAGAAGCTGAAAATCGCAAACAAATGGCGCAAGCCAACGCAATTGAAAGGAAGAAAGCGTGGCGGGGGTCGAGATTAGAAGCGCTGTGAAGATACGGCTTGATTTGCCCGCAGGTCGTCGAGTCGAAGCGCTTGCTGCTGATGTTCCGCAACGTCATGACACGCTTGTCGAAGGTGGCACCTACTTTTACGTAACAAGTGTAGTTTGGCGTCCTGTAAACGGCATCTACGTGCCTCATATTCAGCTTGGATCAACGTCGTGAACTATGATCGCACCAATGTTCTAAGTGTTCAGCTTCGCGACACGATGTTGCGTCGTTTGACGCGGACTGAACTTTTCAACCGCCTTCAGATCACTCGTACTCTGGAGCCGGTTGTCGATCAGGCGTACAAGTTGTCTGAGACGAAGATCCTGCGCGAACAGCTTGACGATGATCCACACGGTCATCTCTGGCATGTTTCCTTCCACGGATCTCAGTTTCCTGGTGATAATCCGATGGCATGTGCTCGTCAAGCGCTCTATCGAATGATGGATTTCCCGCCGGCCGAGCCGATGCCTAGACATCTTCGTCAGACGGCTACACAGGGCAAGGCGATCGAATCCGATCTCGTGATGGCATTTCGAAATTCCGGTTTTCTTCTATCCTCGGATGATCCCGATAAGCAGACTGGATTTGAACTGCCGGAAGCGTGGCTTACGTCATCGGTGGATATGGTGATCAAACCTCCCGATTGGAACAAGCCGCTCGTCATCGAGTGCAAGCAGCGCAAGGCTGAGGTCGTCCAAGCAATGCAGCTAGGCAAGCGCGGTCCTTATCCCGAGCACGTCTCTCAGATCAAGGTTCAGATAGCGTTCGTCTTCTTGTATCAGGAGACCGGCTTGTGGCTGGCTGACCTTGATCGCATCACGCACGGAATGATCTACTACATCTCACGCGATGATCCGATGCAGACGGCTGAATATCGAGTAGATCTTGATTTGCCGTTCTTTCAGGCAGGCGTGGAGATGCTCAAGCGCTGGCGTACGTATTTCGAAGAAGATCTCCTGCCGGAACTGAATCCGGGCAAGCGCTCATCAATATTCGGGCACCCGAATGGGTGGCGATGGTCGAAGACGCCCTGCCAGTATTGCGCCTTCAAGAAGACATGCCAATTGGATTTTCGCGAAGGCGTCACCCAGCTTTCGAATTCGGTCGGGATCGAGCGCGCAAAGCTCGTGCGCCCGGACTATGATGCAGAGAGCGCGCGTCTCCGTGTACGAGCCCGCTGGCAGCGCAAGAAATCCGAACCGCAGGAGGAAATGGCAAATGGCTAGGGATCTGAAGTATGGCGAGGTCACGACGACGCACGGCGAATTTCTCGAAGACGAGCCGGTGGTCGTGTTTCGTGGTCGCGATGAGCTTCTCCCGCAGCTAATGGAGATGTATTTGGATCTCTGCCTGGAGGCCGGCTCACCCACACATCACCTCAAGCTCATCTTGGATTCACGCGAGCGGATCAAGTGCTGGCAGGAGGAAAATCCGTTCGAGGTGAAGACGCCCACGTCCGACGCCTACCTGGAGCGGATCACTGGAAGGTCGTAGCGATCCTTGCTAAGATCCTATGACTGAACAGGATCTTCGCGATGCCCTTGAAGCAATAGTTCTCGGTGCCGCGACCGATGAGGCTTACGAGGTCGCTGAGGACGCCGGCTGGCGAGAATTATTTCGGGGCTGCATTTACAAAATCGAAGGGGAGAAAAAGCAGATGGACGCCACAACCGCACGATCGATCATCACTCAGGCACGCAAGGACGAGACGTATGGCGGCGAGATGCCAGAGGATGATGCTGCCTGCATCCAAGCCGCCGAGGAACTCGTCGATATGGCGAAGCAGGCGTGGGATCAATACATCCGTGGTCCCGAGGTCGAGGTCATTCTGAAGCTCGCTGAGAATGGCAATGGTGGCGATCCGAAGGCAGAAGCGGCCCCGCCTGAGCAGCAGGCCGAGCCAGAGGCCGATTACCAGACAGACGACGAGGAAGTCGCTCCGCCGCAAGATCTGACTGGCGTCAATGAGCAGTTGATGCGCGTTGAGCCCTGGGAGGGCTACAACGAGGATCGTGTCAAGGACATCACCGAGGGCATCAACATCGCGCTCGAATCCGATGACGAGCCAGCGGATCTGCTTGCCCACATCTGGGCCTATGAGTCTTCACACAAGAACCGTGTTCGAATTCTGAAGCACGTCAAAGCGGCATGGGAGCGAGTAAGTGGCCAGGAGAACCCTGCGGAACAAGGGGCGGAAGATCGGGCCAAAGAGCCAGAAGCGCGAGCGGAAGTATCAGAGCCAACAGCAGATGGAGAGTCGGTTGGTGAAGCCCGAGTCGGCGACGATGTTCAGAGCGCTGAGAGGGTTTCACAAGAAGAAGACGCGAAGCGAGTTTCCGGTGGCGGCGAAGTCGAATCAGATGCCGGCACCGAGCCAGTCGGAGAAGCTGGCCAACCGCGCACGGAAGATCGGCGAGCAGAACATGCCGAGCAAGAGGCTCCGAAAGATCGAGCCTACGCAACTCTCGTCTCTGCGGTCGATCGACAGCTAGCTAACGAGCGTCTCGATATTCCGAAGCCGCCGTCCGATTCCGTTCCCGAGCTTCCTTGGAAGTGGAACGATGTCTCTGACGGCGATCTGCGCGATTTGCATATGCAGTATGCGTCGCTGGCCTACTACAAGACGTATCAGCAGTCGCGGGAAGAGCGGATCGCGATGCACTGTAAGGAGGCGGCCGACGAGATCTCGAACAAGCTGCTGATCAACACGCCGAAGTACGATGAGAAGGGCAAGGAGATCAAGGTCACGCTGCTGGAGGCTCAAATTTCCTCCGATGAGAACGTGAAGAAGTGGCGACGACTCCAGCGTCAGCACGAGATGTACGCGCTGACCGCCAAGCGGGAGGCCGAGTCCTATCAGAAGCTCGTCGAAGCGCTCAGCCGACTTGAGACGATGCGCCATAACGCCTGGGAGCGCGCACGTCGATGAGCATGGGCAACCATCACCCGTTGGCTGGTGGGATTGATCTGAGCGCGCTCAAGATCTCCGCTGAGCAGCGCAAGCGAATTCGTCAGATCGGTCTACAGCTTTTCGTGCAGAACGGGCTCATCTGTCGATGTGGTGAGAAAATAGTCGATGATGGCGTTCAGTTGATTCTTTACCGTGAGGGGATCATCGATACGCCGCGTGGGCCTGAGCCGGGTGCCCAGATGCTCACGTCGCATTTTCACAGCCGCACCTGTTCCGAACTGAAGAAGGAACTTCGCAAAACGCGCAGCCTGAATGAGCCTCAGCCGGTCGCATTACGTCCGGTGCCTTCGGTCGAATGGCTCGACGGGAGTGGAGCCAAGATTGCGTCTGATCGGGATTGATCCGAGCAGCAAAATCTGTGGCATCGCCGTCATCGACACTCCCGATACGATCGTAAAAGTCGCTCACTGGAAACGCGACATCAAGAAATCCCATCCGCAGGGGTTCGTGGATTGGTATCAGTGGCTAGGGTGGTGTCTCATGCGATTCGAGCCGCAGATGGCCGTGATCGAGATGCTGAGCGTCGAGCGCAATGCGAACTCGGCGAAGGCTGTCGCGTACTATCAGGCGATATCGGCGCTATGCTGTAAGCAGCGGGGGCTTGTTGTGATCGAGTCGCGCGTTTCCAGTGCGCGCAAGGCGGCATTGGGCAACGGCGGTCTCTCAAAGGACGAGGCATGGGAGATCATGAGGAAGCGGTATCCAGACTTGTTTGCACCAAAGGCCCAAGGTGGCACCGATGAGATGGATGCGCTCGTCTTGGCGTTGGCTGGGCCGACTGTGGTCGAACGATGAGATTCCAGACAACCGTTGTTTGTGGAAGGAAGTTCTGCCGTGTCTGTGGCAAGTGGAAGCTGCTGGTCTATTTCCCTCGTCGTAGGCACAAGAATGGCCGTGAGTATCCACATTCCGAATGTGAGGGGTGTCGCAATCGGCTAGCGAAACAGGATCGTCGCACGATGCATGGCGATCGGCTATTACGCCGGCAGGAATACGAGCGGATGTATAAGGCTTTTCTCCGCCGAGCGCGCGGCGTTCCGATTCGAAATTTCAAGAATCGTGCTGTCGATCTTGGATCTGACGATTATCTCGATGCCAGTCGCGTCCGTGAGTGGTTCGAGCGTTTCGAGACTTGGGAGGAAAACCAGGACGGCATCGAGATACGTCTGATAAACGGTCGCGCGGTCGATGATGCCGTTGCTCGCTCGCTGCGTCGTTGGGGAGGCGAGCAGAAGAAGGTCAGCCTTTCCGTCGTCGATCGGTTTTGCGTGGAATTCGATTTGGCGCTTTGGGAAGTGGAGGAATACGCTAGGATTTCCTCCAATGAGCGCCATGAGGCCGCGCCCACGCCCCGTAATATCGCCGCCTGACCGTGCTCCGGGGACAGGGCTGGGTGTCACGAAGCTCCCCCGGCAAATCAGTCCCGAGACTCGCCAACGGCTCTCTGAGCTTGCCAAGGAGCGCCATAAGAACGGCGGTTTCAAGAAGGGAACCGGCAAGGGAAAGCAGCGCAAGCCATCGAAGCGCCGGGTCGCACAGATGGTCGCCGAAGCTGCGATGGAAAGGCGAATCGCGGATCAGATCATCAACGTATTCAAGGATGGGATTCACCCGTCTCAGCCGATAAACATCCGTCTGAAGGCAGCCGAGGCGTGGATCGGAATTGAGCGCGAAGAAGGCAAGCTCAGTCTCAAGGAAGAGGTCTCTGAGGACGAGCGGATGGATCGCGAGCAGGCACTCCAGTTCCTCGCTCAACGGCTTACCGAAAGTCATTCAGCCACACTTCTGCGTCGCCAGATCGAATCGCAGATCGAGGTGATTCCCGATGCCGAGATCGTCGAGGGTGAATGACCACAACGGTAAATCCCTTCATTGAGAAGGCGCGACGGACAAATCTGATTCCAGATAATCCAGCAGAAATGCTGGAGATCCTCAAGCGGCTCAGCGATGACGAGCTTGAGGCGATGGTCAAGGCACAGCGCGAGCTTGAGCAGCGGCTTGCCGAATTCGGTCCACAGGATGACGATGAACTCCATTCGTGGATCAAATCTGAATTAGGGATCGATATTCCTCGTGTCGCTGTATGCGACGACCACGACCCACCGTTCAGTCTGCTCGCCGACCTGTATTTCGAGCGAGTTGATGCAGTCCTCGCGATGGCGAATCGAGGTGGTTCGAAAACGCTCATTGTGGCGATCCTGCACTGGCTCAATTCGCTTTTCAAACCAGGCTGCGAGTCCTGCACGTTCGGGGCCACTGAGGCCCAGTCGCTTCGCTGCTATGCCTATCTGAAGGGCTGGATTTACGACAACAAGGGCGAGAAGCGAAAGGAAGTCGTCTCATCGCTTATGCGGGAGACGATTTTCCAAAATGGTTCCACCGTCGAGGTTCTACCAGGCACTCCACAGGCTGTAAATGGTCCGCATCCACAGAAGGCCCACGCGGACGAAATCGAGCTTATGGATGACGGCACATGGCGTGAAAGCCGCAACATGACAGTCTCCAAGCGGCTCTCAAATGGCAAATTGATCAAGCCGCAGGACATCTGCACGTCCACTCGAAAGGGTCCGAATGGGCGTATGCAGAAGCTCATCGACGAGATCATGGATGCGATCAATCACGGCTATAAGCCGCCGCGCAAGCTCTATAAGTGGTGCATCAAGGAGACGGCAGCGCAGGTTGCGAACTGCCAGGTGGCTTGCCCTGATCTGCCCGAGGATAAAAAGTGCTCCTGCCACCTGATCAGAAAGGGCGAGTGGCCGGAAAAGGACGAGGAAGGTCGCCCCAAGCCAAGACTCCTTCGTGACATCTGCAATGGAGATTTCCATCGCTCACGCGGCTGGCAGCCCTATGGTGATGTTGTGAAGCAATTCACGGAAAACGATCAGGACACTTTCGAGGTGCAGCAGCTTTGTCTCAAGCCCGAGATGAAGTTCCACTACCTGCCCAAGTTCAAAGAAGAGCGTTACTGCATCAGAAACTACGAGGCCGATCCTGAGAACGGACCGATCTTTTCCTCGACAGACTGGGGCGGCACCAACCCGCACGCAGTCAATTGGTATCAATATCTGCTCTTCGAGATCGAAGTCGATGCATGGATTCAGCCGCTTGAAGTCAGAAATCGGATTCGTCTCAAGCAAGGCTCGATCGTCTGCTTCGACGAGATCTATCGCGCTGAGATTGGAAACGATCGTCTAGGGCAGCTAGTCCGCCTCAAGGAAGCCCAGTATCGGCGCAAGTGGGGTCCGGCGTGGCAGGTCAAGGAGCGTTTCGCGGACCCCCAGGGTAAGGCCGCACGCCTCGATTGGAAGAAGATGGGCCTGAAAACGTCATGGCACATCACGCGAGAATTCGAAGAGCACATCAAGGTCTCGAACGATCTGTTCGACGATGATCTCTTCTATGTCGATGGCGACAAATGTCCCATGTGGGTGCGCGAGGCGAAGGAATGGCGCAGGCATCCAGTCACAGGGCAGCAGATCGACACCTTCAACCACTGTATGTCAAATTATCGCTATGCGATAGCCAACATACGTAAGCTCTATCCACTTGAACATAGCAATAGCAATAGCGAACTGCCGGAAGTGCAATCGATCGCTCGTGAGAGCACAGTCCAGATTTCGATTCGCAAGCCGGACGATGGGCCGTTAGGATTCGACTCGCCACGCGAGAACGAATTCGCTCGCTGGCGTCGATCGCTTGGCGAGCCCATAACACGGCCCTGGTAGATGCCCCCGGTAAAAATCACGAGGACAAACGGAGCGGCTCCTAGCGCCGATGTGACGCCTGAAGAAGCTGCCGCGATTCGTTCGTCTGTCGGCGGCAAGGAGCAGGCCCCATCGCAGCAGCAGCTTGCCAGCTATGTCAACTGGCGGCAGGCGATGGACACCCTCGGCGATCCGTACAGCGTCGAGCAGATTCCGATTTCGAAGCTCCGGATGATGCGTCGAGATCCGGTCATCGGCTTCGGCCTCTCGTTTATCAAGACGCCGCACGTTCGAGCGCGTTGGTATATCGATGCGAAGGATGGGAATGGCCCAAATGCCCAGATCGCCGCGCATCTCGATCATGATCTGCGCCGTGTGCTCGCGTCGATCATTCTCCAGTGGTGCAACAGCCTTGATTTCGGATTTCAGGCCATCGCCAAGCGGTTCGAATTCCGAGTCCCCGCCGGCACTTACGTAGCACAGGGACCGGACGGAACGCTCTCGGAGCAACCGATTTGGTCGCAGGGCAGCATTCAGCCGATCGCCTGGAAGCCCTTCGTGGCGCTTCCTCCGGAGACCGTAGAGCCGCTGTGGGGTCCGGACGGCGATTTCAACGGGATCGATTACGACGGGTCGCAGAAGGGCGGAGGTGCGCCGCCAGCGGGCACAGGAGCGTCGCAGACCGGCGAGGACAAGTTTCAGATCGACCTCCCGCATAGCCTCTGGGTGACAAACGAGCGCGACGCTTCGTTTGGCTCGATCTTTGGGTATCCCCGTCTCGGCTATGCATATCGCTTTTGGTGGAGCTTCTGGTTCCGCTGGGCCATCGCCGACAGGGCGTTCGAAAAGAAAGCCGACCCGTCGATCATCATCCGACACCCAGAAGGCCGTTTCACAGATCCGACCACTGGCTTGAGCACTTCGTATTCGGATTACGCCCTGGAGATGGGCAATCGAATGCGATCCGGCGGTGTCGTGACGATTCCCTCGACGCCGTATGAGGGTGCGAACGGTCCGACGAGCATTCCTGAGTGGGACATCGATTTCACGAAGGATATGGTCAATTTCGATCCCTTCGATCGATCTTTCGACTATCTCGATATCGGCAAGATTAGATCTCTGTGGATTCCCGAGCAGAGTCTCGTCGAGGGCAAGGGTGGAACCTCGTCTCGAAATGTTGCAGCACAGTTGGACTCGTCCTTCACCGAATCACAGGCTGTCATGTCCGTGCAGATCGCTGAGACGATCAACCGCTGGATCATTCCGCAATGGCTTGCGGTCAATTATCCAGAATTCGTACAGGGGAACGGGACCGCCCAGATCGTTGTTCAGGGATTTGCCGACGAGGATGTGGCCTTCACACAGCAGATCCTTCAGCTAATCGGTCAGCAGGTACAAGGCATCAACAAGCTCCTGACGATGGTCGATCTCCAGAAAATCCTTGACGATGCCGGCGTGCCATTGCTTGATGTGAAGGCGCAACAGCTTCAACAGCAGCAGATGGTCCAGCAGCAACAGCAGGGCTCGCAGCCTCCGGGTGTCGAGCCAAAGGGAGGATCAGGAGGGAATGTTGGTGTGGTTCCGGCGGGCGCGAATGGAGTTCCGCCTGTATCGTCTCCATCTGAGGGTGCAGCGCCTTCGCAGACAGGCTTTTCAGACGAGCCGCAGATGGTCTATATCCAGCCGCGTGAGGTCATTTACCTCACTGCCGGCGGCGATGGAAGACCTCGGATACGGGTCAAGCGTACATCGGATCTCCCCGAGAAGGTGATTGCGAGATTCGACCCGGACGAGCAGATGGTTCTGCTTTCGGAAAGCGCGACGCAAGAGCAGCAGAACGAATATCTGTCAGCGATTGGGGAAGTCCTTGTCGGCGACGACGCATAACGGCCACGTCATCTTCTTCGACGAGGGTGGCAACCCCATAATGCTCGAAGCGGCGGCCGGAAGCCGCCGACGAGTCCTCCCAAACCGTGCATCGGCAGATCTCGTCACCCCCGATGCGACTTCCGGCCCTGCCGAGTGGGGACGATACCACGATGCCGTACGCGAAGCAGCAAGATCTTTCGATGATCCTCACGAGGGCGATATTCATCATTTTCTCCAAGCTCGTGCGCGAAATCCTGAGCAGGTGGACATCGGCGCTTTTCACGAGGCAGTTCGCCGACAGAGAATGGCTGATCTGGTGGATATCGTGGATCACCATATGCGCCGGGATGGTTCTCTGCCTCGTGGCGCTCGCATGGTTCGTGTTCAAGCACCTCGCGGATACATGCGTCGCGTGCTTCGGAATTCTTCGCCGGAAGATCTCGCTCACCTTCGCCACCGCTTGACATCGATTGGCCATAGTCAGGAGTCGGTCGATTCATATCTCGCTCACCGCGCCAAGCCGGATATGTGGGATCAGGCGACCGCTTATGAGGTCCAGATGTCCGATGACGAGTTTGAAGGTCTCGAATTCGACGATTCAGATTCGGGCTGGGTCGATGACGAGCGCGAGCCGATCACGATCAACGTTTTCGTAAACGGAATCAAAGCTGAGGTGGAAGAGTCAAGATGATCGTGTATCTCGTGAATGAATCGACAGTCGTCTCCGATGCGCTGGCTCAATACATCGCCGAGTGCCTCAACTATCAGGCGCTCTATCACTACGGACGCTCAGGATGGCGCTCCGATGTGCGCTGCAAGTGGCTTTCGGGTGGTGGTAGCGCTCAGATTCCATCTGGTGGCTCTGTTCTTCATCTGCTCGACACATCTGATCAGCAGGGCGCTCTGGGGTATCACGACGAGGACGGTAACGAGGTTCCGTTCGCTCGCGTTTTCTGCAAGGACACGCTGGCGGCCGGCGATCAGGTTTCAGAATGCGCCAGCCATGAGCTTCTCGAACTCGCAACCGATCCTCATGTCAATGATTGCTGCCTGACGGGGGACGGCAAGCAGCTTTGGGCAAAGGAAGTGGGTGATCCCTGTCAAGGCAACGGCTACGACGTGGGAATCCTCACGAATACGCCGACCGGGATCATCGTCGCTGACTTCGTGCTCCCGAATTTCTTTGATCCGAACACGAAATCAGACGTTGCGACCGATTTTCGCGGCGCACTCAAGGGACCGTTCGCTCTCGGCCCACAGGGCTATTACAGCTACATCGACATGGCGAACGCGAGCGCCGGATGGCAGCAGAAAGTCGGGAGCGAACGTAAGACGCCGCCGACGCCAGACCTCGATGATCGCGTGGGACGCCGGTAGTGCCACCGATCGAGCCGGCATCGCCTGATCTACAGGCTTTCATCGGGGCGGATTACTTCGACACGTTCTCGTTCTGGCAGGACCAGAAGAACAACGTCCCCTACGACTTCACGCAGCCGGCTCCGGGATGGTCGCAGTTTCAGATGACGATCGGTACGATCACGCTCACTCAAGCAAGCGGATTGACCGTGGTTTCGGCGCAAGGGCAGATCTCGCCCGCGATAAATCGCACGACCACTGCCACACAGCGTCCCGGATCGGCCGCGTACCTACTCTCGGCGCTCGATCCCAACGGCAAGCTCGAATATCTGATGTTCGGTCTCTTCTTCTGGAGGGCTGCATTATGAGCCCAATTTCCGTCTCGGTTTCGCAAGGCAGTCCGATCAATGCGACGATCCAACGCACTTCAATCGACGCGACGATAAATCGAACTGAGATTCAGCAGCAAATCAGCGACGAGCCCGAGATCACAACATCGATTTCCGCCGCAGGCCCCCAAGGCCCTCCCGGTCCTCCGGGGCCTCCAGGCCCACAGGGGTCGGCTGGAGTTGGCGCACAGCCGCAGGTCTTCGTCCAGACGACGCCGAATACGACGTGGGTGATCACGCACAACCTCGGCCGTTATCCGTTGGGTCTACAGGTTTTCGATGGCAATGATGTGCGCCGTGATCTCGTCGAGATGGACGAAGTAGACGTAAATACGACACTTATTCGATTCCTCACGCCGACATCCGGAAAGGCGGTTTATTCGTAGATGGGCAAGGTAGACTCAAATCTGGATTTCGGCAGTGCAGCGAAGGGGATCAACCATCCCACTCCGACTGCCTCTGGTGATCTCGTCAACAAGGCGTATGCGGACTCGATTGCTGCCGGTCTGATTCCGAAGCCCTCGGTTCGTGCGGCTTCGACGGGTGCAAACGTCACAATTGCCTCGCCAGGCGCGACGCTCGATGGTGTCTCGCTGAATGTCGGCGATCGGATTCTGCTCAAGGATCAGACGACGACCTCGCAGAACGGCATTTGGTCGTGGAATGGCCCGACAGGCGCATTGACGCGGCCGACCGACTTCGGCTCCGGATCAACTCAGTCGGTTGGCGTGACTGTGTATGTCGGCGAGGGCGCGCTGAACATCGGATCGCAATACACGCTGATTGAATCTGCCACCGGACAGTCCCAGATTACTGTCGATACGACGGCTGAGACGTGGACGCAGACGAATGGCCTCGGTGACGTGACCGTTCAGGCTCCGATCACGAAGAACGGAAATCAGATTCAGCTAAACAGCGGCAATCCCCTCCCCATGATCAATGGTGGGACGGGAGCGTCCAGTGTCGCAGGTGCGCGCGTGGCACTTGCCGTTGCGGGAGTCTACGCCCAGAACATCGGTGACGGCACGAGTACTTCTTTCAACGTCAATCACGGCTTGAATTCGACAGATATCCAGGTAACGATCATCGATATCGCATCTGGCTCGAAGGAATGGGTCGATTGGACGGTCGTCGATGCGAATCACGTTACGATCGGGCCGTTTGCGACTGCCCCGGCGGCAGCATCGGGATCGATTCCCGGCGGCACTGGAAAGCGAGTCGTCGTAAGCGGCATCTGATGGGAATCTGGGATTCAGCAGCGCGCTTTCTGTCGGGGATTCAGATTCCCGGTGGCGCAGTGCAGGGCGAGACCGCTTTCAGTTCTGATGCAAGCGGTACGCTCGCATGGGGAGGGTGGCCGATCTATGTCGGCAACGGGCCGCCTTCGGGATCGCCGGCAAACGGAGGCGCACATGCCTTCTATGTCGATATCCAGGCCAGTCCTCCGAATTTCTACGTCTGGGCTTGAGCGAAAGTCTCGTCATTATATTCATCGTCTTTCTAGTCGCGGTCATTATGTCGATTATCTACTCGATCATCTGTGGCGATAGATGAGTCCTAGCTGGATTCAGGTATATCTGCCCGGTGGTGGAGGCGGTGGCTCAACGCCAGCAATGTCGGAAAACGTCACGATGCGTGTCAACGGAACGTTCTCTGATACCAACGCAACGCCATCCGATGCGACGCTGACAACGATCTCCGCGTTCTACGGCGACACGAATGCGACCGCTTCTGATGGCTTCACGGCCACGGCGAATTTCTTCCCCACCGACACGAACGCGGCGCAGAGCGATTCCTCGTCGATCGTCATCGTCGCCGGGGATTCGACTTCCACGCCGACGGATTCGATGGCGAAGCTGACGTTCATCGCCCCGGATGCGAACGTCGTCCCATCTGAGTCTCAGACGATCACGGCCAATCTGAACACGACAGATTCGAACTCGACACTCGACGATACCCATCTTGTCGTATTCATCATGGGCTTCCTTGAGACGAACAGCGCTCAGGTTGAGGCGTTGAAGATGTCGATTTTGGGTGTAGCAGATTCGAATTCGACTCCGGTCGAGTCTGTGACAGCGAATCTTTCAGGCTTTTCTGATTCGAACACGACTCCCGACGACAGTCATGTGGTCACGTTCATCACGATCTCCACTGAGACGAACACGGCTCAGATCGAGGTCGTCGCACTGAAGGTATCGGGAACTTCCGATGGCAATGTAACGCCGACCGAGACGGCGATGTCGCTTTCGCTTGCCGGTTATTCAGAAGCCAATGCCACGCCGACCGAGGCCGTGTTCCTCACCGTCATCTACACCGCGACGAGCACGTTCCCGCCGAGCGGCACGCTCGCCTCGGCGATCACGCCCACGGTGCAGTGCTGGGGTGGCGGTGGTGGCGGTTCCGGATCGAACACGGCCGCTTCCGGTGGCGGTGGCGGCGGTGGCGGGTTTGCACAAGGAACCCCAGCGCTTGCCTCCGGTAATTCCTACACGGTCACGGTCGGGGCTGGCGGGCCGGGATCGGCCGGCTCTACGAGCAACAGTGTGAACGGCACGTCTGGCGGGGATTCATGGTTTGCCAGCACCACGACCGTCCGGGCGACGGGTGGCGTCGGCGCGGGTGGCACAAATGCCGGCGAGGCAGGCGGCGCGGGCGGGACTGCTCCTGCTGGCACGACTGGATTTGTCGGCGGTAAGGGCGGTAACGGTGGTGCTGCTGCGGGAGCCGGCGGCGGTGGTGGTGGTGCTGGCACCACGCAAGGTGGTGGTGCTGGCACAAATGGCGCGGCAGGTGGAGGAAGTGGTGGCGCTGGTGGTGGCGGAGGCGCTAGTAATGGTGGCGCTGGTGGTAATGGCGGAGCTAGCAATGTAGCTGGGTCGCCTGGCAATAACTTTGGCGGCGGCGGTGGTGGTGGAGGCTTCAACATTACGGCACCAAAGGCAGGTGCTAGCGGTGCAGGTGGCGCTGTTTATGTGACATGGCAGGCAGCGTAGCCATCAAATAAAAACCGATGGAGAGTAATATGAGTTTTTCTGAAAATTTGGGTTCATCCGCTGACAACGTGCAGACAACGGAAGCGGTTGGAGAGGTCTTCCGTGCCAGCGAGTGCTGCCTCGCCGATGTTGATAACGTTGTCGAGCGCATCCACGATCAGCATGACTGGCACGCTTCCAGGTTCATCTGCAAGCAGTGTGGAAATGAGACGCGCATCATCACCAATCCACTGATCGCGCGTCTCGAAACTGAAAATCGCCAACTACGGGAGCAGGTCGGTAATGGTTGATCTTCTGAAGCGCCGCTTCGCTCGGCGCTGGCGCGATCAGAATCAGACGATGAAGGGTGTCTGGTCGTTCACCGTCTACGAAGGCGACATCAAGTACGACGAGCACGGTCGAGTTCTCAATCGAATCGTCGATTCATGGACGGGCGAGAATCTGATCGTCACTGTTGGTAAGAACCTTGTGCTCGATCGGCTGTTCGCGCTGAACGGTCCTCCTACTGGAATCACGTCTGTCGGCGTTGGCACGGATTCGACTGCCGCAGCGGTCGGACAAACGCAGTTGAACCCGTCCGTGGCCGGTTCCGTACTAATCCAGACGGCCGACGCGGGCACGTCTCGCACCAACCAGACCGTCACGATCCAGAGCACGTTCGGAACGGGTGTCGCCAACTTCCAGTGGAACGAGTGCGGCCTGTTCAACGGCAACACCAACGGCACGAGCACGATGTTCAACCGGATCATCATCGGTCCGTTCACGAAGACCTCGGCCGTCTCGATC